TCCCATTGCCGGTCCCGTACGACCGCGGCACGTTCAAGCCCGACGAGACGTACCGCAAGGGCAACTGTGTCAACGACGGCGGGTACTGGACCGCGAAAGCGGCCCTCACGGGGATCCGGCCGGGGACGTCGCCCCAGTCGTGGCGCCTGCTGGTGCACCCCAAGAGTTTTAAGTGATGGGCGTCCTGGTGACTTTGCAGGAAGCCAAGGATCACATGCGGCTCACGACGCCGGCCGGCGACGCGGGTGACGGCGATCTGCAGTTGAAGCTCGACGCGGCGGAAGCGATCGTCGTGGATTACCTCAAGGTCGCCGACCCGACGCTGTTCACGGGCGATCGGATTGTCCAGCAGGCGATCCTGCTGCAGTTCGGGGCGCTCTACCGGTGGCGCGGCGACGACGTCGAGACCCTCGCGGCGCGCGCGTCCGAGGGGTATCAAGGCGAGCAGGGGTACCTGTCGCCGGTCATTACCGCGTTGCTGCAACGCAAACGCGATCCGACGTTGGTGTAGCCGATGCCGTTGCCGATCCAGATGCCCGCCGGCCTGCGCCCGCACCGGGTGACGCTCGACAACCCGGGCCCGCCGGTGGCGACGAGCGATGGCGGGTTCACGGAAAGCGTCGTGCCGCTGCAGCCGTCGGCGATGTTCGCCAGCATCCTGCCGGTGCTCGAGCGCGGGGGCGAACGGGCCATCGACGGGACGGTGATTGCGCAGGCGACGCACCGCGTCACGCTGCCGTGGCATCCGCAGGTCACGATCCAGACGCGGCTGCGCTTCAATGGCCGCAGTTTCAGCGTCGTCAGCCTGACGAATACCGAGGAGCGGAACGTGGAGCTCGTCCTGCTCTGTGTCGAGGTCGCGCCATGATCCAGTTTCAATTCAAAGGCCTTGAGGCACTCAAGACGGCGCTGCGCGCGTTGCCGGCCGAGCTGACCGTCGAGGCCTCGCACATCATCGAGGCCGCGGGGAATCGCGCGGTGCTCGACCTCAAACGCGGCTATCCCGTGGTCACGGGCAAGCTGCGCGACCGCGTCGAGGTCACGTTCACGCAGAGCGGCGTGAGCTCGCGCGCCCTGGTGCGGAGCCGCGCCCCGCATGCGCATCTCTACGAATACGGGACCGAGGCCCGGCACACCGCGCTCGGCGCCAACCGGGGCCGCATGCCGCCGCGTCATCTCTTCGGCGCGACGATGGCGCGGAACCGTCGGGAGATGTGGAACGCACTCCGCGCCCTGCTCGAGCGCGCGGGCCTGAAGGTCACGGGTCGTGCCGCCTGATTCCTCGGATCTCGACAACGCGCTGGTGGCGAAGCTCAGTAGCGATCCGACGCTGCTCGGCCTGATGCCGAACGGCGTGTACTTCGGGCTGGCCCCGGAGAAGTCGACGCAGTACGTGCTGGTGTCGCTGGCCGACGCGCACGACGAGGCGATGTTCGGCGGGCGGGCGTTCGAAACCTACGTGTACGCGGTGAAGGCCGTCGAATTGTCGACCGTCGCGGCGCGGCACATCAAAGAGGCGGCCGCGCGCATCGATGCGATCCTCGATCCGCCGGCGCCCGCGCCGCCGCTGGCCCTGACGATTCCAGGCTATGCGCTGAAACTCTCGCGGCGCCAGCAACGCATTCGCTACGACGAAATCGACGCGATCGATCGCTCGATTCGGTGGAGTCATCGCGGCGCCGAGTACACCGTCTGGGTGTCGCCGCGCACGTCCTAACCTCGGGTGCACAGGAGACGAACACATGGCAGCTGACGATCGCCTGCACGGATCGCACGGACAAGTGAAGATGGACCCCACGGGGGGCGCCACGGCGGTCGCCGTCGCCGGACTCAACAAGTGGGAATTGGATATGTCCAAGGACCACGTGCGCGTCACGGCGTTCGGCGACACCAACCATGTCTACGTGGACGGTCTCCCCGACATCAAGGGCAGCTACGGGGGATGGTTCGATCCCGTCGATGGCCTCGACGTGTTCGCGGTGATCTTCGGGACCGCGAAGCCCTACCTGGAGCTCTATCCGAATGACGCCGACACGCTGACGAAGTGGTCGGGCAAGGCGCTCATCGACGGCAAGATCACCGTCGACGCGAACGGCGGCGTCGCGGTCTCCGGGTCGTTCGTGGGGGCCGGGCCGTGGACGTTCCCGACCGGCTTGCCGCTGGCGGCTCGTGGCGCGCGGGAGCTCGAGCGCTAGGCCGTGATAGAGGGCGTCGTCGCCGCGGTCAAGTGGCAGTACTACACCGCGGCCGCGATCAACGGCTACCGCGTCGCGCGCACGAAAGACGGGCGCTGGTCCGCGAGCGGCATCGTCGTGCTCGCGGACGCGTTCAAGATGGCGCAGCGCCCGCTGGTGTTCGTGGCGAAGCACAAAAACGGTGAGTGGCGCTGGCCCATTCAGTCGATGGCGATCGGGCCGGACGGGCATCGGTGGACCGCGGCGCTCGGGCCGCCGCTGCCGTAACGCCCTGGGATCCACGGGTGCACACAGGAGACGAGTCATGGGACGTTCACGGGTGGTGGTGCCGGAAGTCGTGCGTCTGGCGCTGTCGGAGGGCGATTACCTCGACGTCAAGCGCGACCTCAACGCGGGCGAGTACCTCGATTTACTCATCGCGATCAGCGACCGCCAGAAGTTTGCCAAGGTCCTCGCCTATGTTGTGGGCTGGTCGTTCGTCGATCAGGACGATCACCCGATTCCCTACGCCCTCGATGACCCCGAACCCGCGCGCCGCGACACCATCGGGGCCCTCGACAAGGCGACCCTGCGCGAACTCGTGGCCGTGCTCGACAAACACGAAGCGGCGCAGGATCAGCTCCTGGCAAAAAAAAAGGAGACCCCGCCTTTGAGGGATGGCGCGCCCGTGTCCGCAGCGACCTGACCGTGTGCCGCGCGATGGGCTGGACCTATGACGACGTGCGCGCGCTCCCGCGCGAGGTGTATACCGTGCTGGTCGACATGCTGAACCAGGCCGAGAGGCGATAACCCACATGGCGATGACGGGCGAACTGCTCGCCGACTTCTCCGACTTCACGCGGGCCGTCAACCAGGCCGTCGTGTCGCTGCAGGGATTCGAGAGCGGCGCCGGCCAGGTCAAGAAGTCGCTCGATGCGATGGTCGACGACTTCAGCGGCCGCAAGGTGATCCAGGACGCTGCGCTGATGGTCGAGGCGGTCGAGCGGATCGGCGGGGTCTCGAAGCTGACGGAGGCCGAACTCGACCGCGTGAGCGCGAAAGCCAGTGAGGCGTCGGAGAAGTTGCGCGCGATGGGGCAGGACGTCCCGCCGGGCCTCCAGAAGATCGCGACGGCGGCGACCGACGCGAAGGTCGCGCATGAAGGGCTCGGGTCGGTCGTCCGATCCCTGGCGACGGATTTTCTGGCGTTGTTCTCGGCGCGGGCCGCGTTCGATTTTGTCAAAGACCTGGTCGCCACCTCCTCGGCACTGAACAATCTCAGTGCGCAGACACACCTCAGCGTCGAAGATATTCAGACGCTCTCCGGGGCCCTGTCGGAATTCGGGGTCGATCAAGAGTCGCTCGCGCAAGGCCTCTACAAACTCAGTCGAGGCATTGCCGGCGGCGATGACTCCGTGGCGCACGGGCTGCACCTGATGGGACTGTCCTTGCAGGACGTCAAGGGGGTGAACGGTGAGCAGCTCTTCCTGACCGTCGCGCACGGCCTGGCGGAATTACAGGGCGGCTTACGGGATACGGCGGCCGCGGACATCTACGGCGGCAAACTGGGAGCCGCGATGGCCCGATCCGCGGAGGGGATTGATGGCGCGCTCGCGAAATGGAAAGAGCTAAATACCGTCGCCAGCTCGGAGTCGACGAAAGCGCTCGATGAGGCTGGCGCGTCGGTGGGGCGGTTAGTGACCAGCTTGAAAGCGCTGGCCATTGAAGGCCTCGCCCCGGCGGCTGGTGAGCTCAATGTGTTGATCGGCGCGCACCAGAAAGGCGCGAGCACGTGGGACCTATTCAAGGCCGTAACGACGGATCTCGTCGCGCGGACGCTGGACTTGGGGACGGGGACCGCCCGTCTCACGTCGCTGCTCGTGTCCCAACAGACGGAAGTGGATTCCACCGCGGTCAAGAACGCGGCCCTCGCCGCGTCCCACGGGGAGATCACCACCGCGCTGGAGAAACGCACGCAGGCGGAGAAGGTCCTGGCGGCGCTCCAGCGTGAGGCCGTGGAGCCGCTGTCGGCCGCGCAACTCCAGAACCTGAACCGCCTCAAGGAAATGAACCAGCTGACGCAAGCGAACGCCATCGCCATCGGCGTCAGCGCGGCCCAGTACACCAAATATACCGCGCAGGTCAAAGAGGCCGAAGACGCCTTCCGTGACCAGCAGCAGAACGAAGCGAAGCACCAGGCCGACATGGATGCGATGCGCATGACCAGCGCGGCCCAACAGATCAAAGCGCTCGAAACGCTCGCCGCCGCGAACCTCAAAGCCTACGGGACCGATGAACAGATTGCCGCCCTGCAGCGGCTCGACGCGCAGGAGCTCGCCCTCACGCAATCGGTCTACGCCCAGACGACGTCCGAAAAAGATCGCATGAAGCTCCTCGATCAATACGGGGCGAAGCACGCGGAGATCACGGCCCAAATCATGGCCCTCGAGAGCAAGAAGAAAGACGTCATCAATCAGGGTGTCGCGGAAAATCTTGAGGCACAGACCCGGTTGAATGCCGCCTACGGGTTGACCGCCTCCGGGGGCATGCAGGAACAGGATTCGGCACTGAAAACCCTCAACACCACGCTCGCACGTCTGAACGTGGAGGCGGCGAAGGGCAAGGACGTCACCAACCTCGTCCAAGAAGCCTACAACGCCTATACGAAGTCGCTCCGCGACGCCGCCCTCGCCGACGATGCGGCCGCCCAGGCGGCGGCGCGGAAAACCGGCGCGCTCAAGGACACCACGCAGGCACTAAAAGACGCCGAAGCCGCGACGCGCAGTTACGCGGCGTCGAATGCGGCGGGCGGGTCGAGCGGCGGCGCGTTTCAGGCGCCGTCGTTCGCGGGCTACACCCCGGGCTATACGCCCTCGTTCCAGCTCCCGAAATACAGTTTTGCCGCGGGCGGCGTCGGGGATTTCGGCAGCGGGACGCTCGCGATGCTGCACGGGAAGGAAGCCATTGTCCCGTTGACGAGTGGCGGCGGGGGCGTGGGCGGCCTCGTGCAGAACATCACGATTCACGTGAACGGCACGGCCGCCGACGTCGCGCGGCAAGTCTCCGATGAGATCATGCGCGCGGCGATGCGCGGCCAGCAGTTCGGGGCGTCCTGAATGCCGACGCAGCCCGCCGTCCTCGGCACGGCCCGATTAAATAATTTCAGGCTGAACTACCTGCCGGCGGCGCTGGTGCCGATCCGCGCGACGAAGGTCGGGATCTATCTCTCGGGCGTGTGGATCACGGGCGCGGTCAAGGTCGGCTCGGTGCGGATCTCGGACATCCTCAACGACGCGCCGAATAGTTGCGTGTTCACGTACTACGGGCCGACGGCCCCGCAGCCGAATCAAAAACTGGTCGTCACCCTGAACCGCGACACGCCGATCGTGTTGTTCAGCGGCACCCTGCAGACCATCGCTCTCAGCTACGTCGGCCGGCCGCACACGGTCGCGTGGGACTGCGCGGCCATCGATGACACGCAGCAGGCCAACCGTCGCCGCCCGTTCGGATCGTGGACCAACATCTCCGCCACCACCGTCGCGCTCGAGCTCTTGGCGTCCTTCGCCCCGGCACTCTCCCCGGCCGGCATCGAGGCGGGGCTGCCGCCGGTCACGGTGTTCCTCGACGGCACCGAGGGCATGAGCGGCGCCTTCGCGCAGCTCGCGAAGCTGATCCTCGGGTACTTCAAATTTGAAAATGGGACGGCGTACCTCTTCACCGAACTGACCGACGCCCCGTGTGATCCGATCGACGCCGCGCATCCGTTTCTCAACGAACCGCCGATCACGTCGAGCGCGGACGTCTCGCAGCTGCGCACGCGCGTGTTCGGCAAGGGGCACGCGGAGCCGACGCTCAGTGACGTGCTCGCGGGGGAGACGCGGATCCCCCTCAATGACGCGGTGATGTTCGACGCCGCGGGTGGACGGGCGCTGGCGATCACGCAGCGGCTGCAATACACCGGGCGCGTGCTGGGCGGGGACGGGACGATCATCGGGCCTGGGGTGACGCCCTCCGCGGAGCCCTTGCTGACGCCCGTGGCCGGCGCAGGCTTGGGCCTCGGCACCTATC